TTAAAAGAAAAAAAGGAGAGTTAGAACGGAATTGACCATGCAAAATAACCCCTTGACATTTTGTAAAACCTCTGGCAGGCTGGGCTCGTCTATATCAAACGGGGCTGCCCCGGCCTCAGAGCGTCCAAAGATTTGGCGCGAAAGGGGGTTTCGTATTTGCGGACGGTTCTGTCCGACCTGCCAGGATACCGCGAGGTCCTGGGCGCTTCCGTTTGAGCGTAGACACAGGTCGGGCTTTTTTATGGCCCGCAATCGAAACCGTCTAAAACAAACGGAGGAATTACCATGAAAGAAGAACAAGAATTCAAGCGCGTCGAAAACGTTGAATTGGTCGCCGTCCCCACGGCCGCCTGGCACCGGCTCCGCTTCCCCGCCTACCAGCGCAAGCCCACCGTCCACAAGGTGAAGGACATCGCCGCCGGGTTGCGCGCCGGCTACGTCCCGACCCCCATCATCCTCTACGCCGCGGGCGACGCCTACGAGATCGTCGACGGGGGCCACCGCTTCCAAGCCTACCGCCTGAACTACGAGCAGTACGGCCTGGAGGCCGAGATCCCGGCCCTGATCTACGACCGGGTCGCCATCGACCAGTGCCAGACTTTCGTCCTGGAAAACAATAAGCTCCGCATGGACCCCACGGCCATCATCCGGGCCGACGACCGCCGCGCCTGCTGCGGCCTGATCCGCGCGCTCTGCGAGACGTGCGCCCCCTTTTCCGGCATCTACAACATCGCCGACTACCCCGTCCGGCCGCTGTCCATCGTCAAGGCCGCCCTCCTCCTCCACGCCCAGGGCGATGAGCTCGATGTCAACACCCTGGCCTACCTCTCCGTCAACCGCGCCCTCGACAGGCTTGACCGGATCGTCGGCCCCGCAGGCGGCTATGAGTTCTGGCGCGGCGTTGTCGAGCCCTTCCTCGCCGCCGAGCTCGCCCTCTGGGGCCCCGCCGGCCGCCACCTCTGCAACTTCGCCGTCCTGGGCTTCGCCTACTTCCTCGCCAAAAACCGGCCCCGCTTCTTCGATAAAAAGGGGAATCTCGTAATCAAAACAACGCGGACCCACGTTTCCGAAAAACGCGGGTCCAGAGAATTCGCCTCGGCGGCCGACCGTTCCGACTTCGCCAAGCTCGCCTCCCTGGGCAAACGGTGGGAGGAGCCGAAGGATCATCTCCATCAGGAGGCCCCCCGCGACCCCGTCCGCGTCGCCTACGAGATCAACCTCCATTTCTGGAAGAACCGGCCCAAGTCGGCCCGCCTCTGGCGGCCCGAACTGAGCCTTTAGGAGGTGGCCCATGTCTAAACAGACGACGATGGACAACGCGGTCATCCCCTTGATGCCCATCTGGGACACGATCAATGATTTGACCCGCCTGCGCGGCGTCGTGGCGGCGGTCGCCTATCTGACCGGTCCGCTGAAACTGAAGGAAGACGACGATTTCGAGATCTTCCACGAGATCTTCTGCGACATCAACGACCGCCTGGGCGCCGCCTGCGACGTTTTGGAAGCGGCCCGCCGGGACGTGAAATTCACGGAAGTAAAATGCTGAACCCCGGCTATACGGTCATTGCCAAGAAAAAGAGGATTGAATACCCTCCACCGCAACGTGGTTTTATCTGCCCGGAGTGCAAGAAAGTCTTTCTGGAAACCGAGGATGACCCGAAGTCTTTTCTGACCAAATGCTCCAATTGCGGAAAATGGGTTTATGGTAAAAAAATCCTTGCAAATAAATTAGAAAAATAGTAGTATAGCGAAAATTTTAGAGGCGGCTGGACCGCCCTTTGGTAAACTGAGGGTTCTTGAAGCCCGGTCTCCGGAGAAAATCTCCGGCGCCGGGCTTTTTTTGTTTCGTATGGCCATGACGGAGAATGAACGGCTTGAATATCTCACCCATGCCCGGATTTGCATGCGGATCGCCCGGGAGTACCTTGGGGGGAATTCGCCGTTCACAAAAGAACAGGTACTGGAAGAGCTCGAACAGGGAGGCTTCATGCTGACATACCTGATCCTGAACCAGAAGCACGGAGGAGAGGCATGACCGTATATTTTCCGGGGCTGCTGTTCTACACGGAAAAGCTGCCGGCGGGCTGCGGCGGCTGCGCCAACGGCCCGATCATCCGCATTCATCCCCGCTACCGGAACGACAAAGGCCTCCACGAACATGAGGCGGAGCATGTCCGCCAGTGGTGGCGGACCCTGGGCCTCCATTCCCTCCTGTATCTCGTCTCCAGGAAATATCGCCTATGGGCGGAGGTTGCCGCCTACCGGGTACAGTTGCAAAATCCGCCGGCGAAAGACGCCGGTGAGCAGATCGGATGTTATGTCGAACTTTATAGCACCGCCCTTGCCGACAAGTACGGACTGGATATCACGGCCGCCGCGGCACGGGCGCGGTTGATGGAGGTATGAGGGATGGCCTCACGTCGTATCGAGGATTGCGTATCGGAGCTGCAGGAGAAGTTCGCGGCCTTCCAGGCGGCGATGGAGGCCGCCGGGCTGCCCTTCATCGTGACCTGTACGGCCCGCACCGTCCGGGAACAGATCGCCCTATATGCCCAGGGGCGGGAGCCCCTGGAACACGTCAACACCCTGCGCCGCCTGGCCCACCTGGCGCCCATCTCCTTCATGGAAAACGGCCACAAGGTGACCTGGACGCTGGCCTCCAAGCACCTGATCGACCTGGACGACGGCAACCCGGACAACGATAAGAGCCGGGCCTTCGATATCGCGCTCCTGGCCCATAGCGACAGGATGTCCGTCCATTGGAATCTCAAGGCGGATGTCAACGGCAACGCCATTCCGGATTACGACGAGGCCGGACGGATCGGGGAGGCGGTGGGACTCCGCTGGGGTGGCAGATTCCCCAGCCCCGACCGGCCCCATTTCGAGGTATGAAGAAGATGAAAGACGTGATCGCCGCGCTGCTGTATCTGGTCTTTGCCGCCGTCATGCTGCCCTTGCAACTGCTGTGCTTTCTCGGGCGGTATTTCCTGGAAACCATGTTCATTGCCCAGATTTACCTGCATGGCCGCCATGAAGAATATCTGGCGGCGAAACAGCGAGGAGAAGCATGATGGATATCGCGGGAATCAACATCGACGTCGGCAGCGTCTTGGGGGGGATCGGCACGTTGGCCAAGGATTTACGGTCGGCCATTACCGGCGAGATCTCGCCGGAGCGGAAATCGGAGATCGAGGCGAAGATCTTGGATTTGGAGTCTCAGGCGATGATCGCCCAGATCGCCGTGAACGCCAAAGAGGCAGAAAATACCAATGTCTTTGTGTCCGGCTGGCGGCCCTTCATCGGCTGGGTATGCGGTTTCACCCTCCTGTACAACTACATTGTTTTGCCCTTGTCCCAATACCTGGCTGCCTATTTCGTGCCGCACGTCCCGGCCCTCCCCGCGCTGGATATGGAAGAACTGATGACGCTGCTCTTCGGGATGCTCGGCTTCGGCGGTTATCGGACCTTCGAGAAGATCCGGGGGGTGGCGGGGAAGTAGGATTAGGAGTGAGGAGTCGCACCTCACTCCGCGCACATGAAAGGAGGATCAAGTCGCTTGGGTGAAAATTGGCAGTTGTTCGTTTTTCTGGCCGGCCTGATCGCGGCCTGGAGCGTGCTGATCGTAGCGGTACTGCGGACCATGTTCAAGGCCCATTGCGACGATATCGACCATCGTCTGCAGGGCTGGGGGCAAGATATCGCGAAGCTGGAAAAGGACGTCCTGGAAATGAAGGCCGATCTGCCTCTCTCCTATGTCCGGAAAGAGGATTTCGTGCGGTTCGAGGTGGTCATCAACGCCAAGTTGGACCGTGTCCATGACTCCATAGAGAGACTGAAGGAGAGAATATGATGAACGAATCCCCCCCTCTCGATATCGAGAAAGCGCGGCGCGAAGAGATGCGCTGGCTGATGCTGCGGGCCCTACATGCCGCCCAGCCCAGCGGCATGTCGGAGATCATGATCCGTAACGCCATCGAGCCCGTCATTCTGGACGTGACGCTGAACGACATCCGCCGGGAGCTCGATTACCTTGAGGAACGGGAACTGGTGGCAGTCTCCCATCGGGATTACCCGGTGTGGCGGGCCAAAATCAACAACCACGGCATCGATATCGTGGAATATACGGTGGATTGCCGCCCCGGCATCGCCCGTCCCAGAAAGTGGTGGTGAGATGCCGCGCCGATCGAAGATAACGCAACTGCCGCCGGAGATCAAGGCCAAGCTGGATCGGATGCTGTTCGACCGCAGCTTCGCGAATTACGACGAGATTGCGGCCGTCATCAACGCCGAGCTCGCCGACACCGGCTATGAGATCACGATCTCCAGATCGGGATTACACCGCTACGGGCAGGCCTTCGAGGAGCGTCTGGCGGCGATCAAGATCGCCTCGGAGCAGGCCCGGGCCGTCTCGGAGGCGGTGGGCGACAACGAAGGGGTCATGAACGATGCCCTGATCGGTCTGGTGCAGGAGAAGGCCTTCGATGTCCTGGTCAACCTGCAGACCGAAGACCCGAAGGCCTTCGCCAAGATCTTCCCGAAATTAGGGATCATGGTGGCCAAGCTGAGCAAAGCCAGCGTGGATCAGAAGAAATGGATGGCGGATGCACGGAAGAAGGCTCTGGAAGAGGCCGCCGCTTCCATCGAGGCGACGGCGAAACAGGAAGGCGTTTCCAGCGAGACAATCGCGAAGATCCGCCGGGACGTGCTGCTGATGGCGGGATGAGATGATGGCGCAGGCGACGCGGCATAAAGGCAATGCGAAGATCCGGCCGGCCAATCCGGACGGGCTTTTTCTGCCCTATCAGGAGCGCTGGATTCTGGATCGCAGCCGCCTGAAGCTCATGGAGAAAGCGAGGCAAATCGGCCTGTCCTGGAGCACCTCCTACGCCGCCACGGAGCGCACGGCGGAAAGGGGGGCCAAATGGGACCAGTGGGTCTCGTCCCGAGACGACCTTCAGGCCCGCCTGTTCGTGGAAGATTGCAAGATGTGGGCGAAAATGCTCCAGTTGGCGGCGGAGGATCTCGGCGAACGGGTCATCGACGAGGAAAAGAAACTCTCGGCCTATGTACTCCATTTCGCTTCGGGGCGGCGGATACACTCCATGAGCAGCAATCCCGACGCCCAGGCGGGCAAGAGGGGCGGCCGTGTCCTGGACGAATTCGCCCTCCATCCGGACCCCCGAAAACTATGGTCCATCGCCTATCCGGGCATTACCTGGGGCGGCTCCCTGGAGGTGATCAGCACCCACCGTGGCAGCGCCAATTTCTTCAATCAACTGATCCGCGAGGTGCGGGAGCACAAAAACCCCAAGAAAATCAGCATGCACCGGGTGACGCTCCAGGACGCCCTCGATGAGGGATTCCTCTTCAAACTGCAACGGACCCTACCGGCGGGGCATGACATCCAGGCGATGGACGAAGCGGAATATTATGACTTCATCAAGTCCGGCTGCGCCGACGAGGAATCCTTCCTCCAGGAGTATATGTGCGAGCCGGCGGACGATGCGGCGGCCTTTCTGGAATATGACCTGATCGCCAAGTGTGAATACGGAGAGGGGGAGAGGTGGGAAATGGAGCTTCCCGAGGGGGGTGGAGCGACGAGTCATCTGCACCCGGACAGAGGGATGCTTTACGGCGGACTCGACATCGGACGCAAGAAGGATTTGACGGTGCTGTGGGTGTTGGAACTGCTGGGTGACGTCCTGTACACCCGCAAGGTCATCGCCCTGAAAAGCATGAGCAAGCCGAATCAGGAAAAGATCCTGTGGCCCTGGCTGGCGATCTTGGACCGCTGCTGTCTGGATTACACGGGCCTCGGGATCGGCTGGGGCGACGACGCAAAAAAGAAGTTCGGCGAATATCGCATCGAGACGGTGACCTTTACGCCTAAAGTGAAGGAAGCGCTCGCTTATCCGGTGCGGGGGGCGATGGAGGACCGGCGGCTGCGCATCCCTTACGATCCCAAGATCCGCGCCGACTTGCGGGCGGTGACGAAGGAGACGACGGCGGCGGGCAACATCCGCTTTACGGCGGAACGTTCGGAAGACGGCCACGCCGACAGGTTTTGGGCGCTGGCCCTGGCGGTGCATGCCAAGGGTAACACCACGGCGGCCATTTCGCTGGGCCGGGATCCGGAACGGCGGGAATCGGCGATGGGGCGGGACTATATGCAACGGATGCAAGGCGGATATTTCGGGAGATTCGCGAGGAAGGCGGCATAAGAAACCATATGAACATACGCGAGAAGATAGCGAGGATACTGGCCCCGGAACTGAAGGGCGACGCGGAGATTCGCGCCATCATATCCGAGGAAATCCAGCGGGCCAAGATGGCCATGCCCATCACCGCCAACTGGGACCCCAATAACGAGGGCTACCGGCGCTACGGCGATTCCATGCTGCGGCGGGATCTGCTGCCCATCGCCCAGAGCCGGATGTACGAAATCGCCTATTACATGTTCGATGCCTCCGCCATGTTCCGGCGCCTGGCAATCCTCGACCGGAGCTTCCTGTTCGCGGGGCGGATTACGGTCTCATCCGGAGAGGAAGCCGTCCAGGAGATCATCAACAATTTCTGGAACGACCCGGAAAACAACATGGATCTGAACTATCCGGAAACGGCCATGTGGCTGTCCATCCTGGGCGAGCAATGCTGGCCGGTGACGGTGAACCGATACAACGGCTCCGTAAGATTGGGATATGTCGATCCGGCCCTGATCCGGGAGGTATATGTCAACCCGTTGAACGTCCGCCAGGTCATGCAGGTGGAGCTTAACGACCTGTCCGGCCGGGGCGGTCAGAAGTATGCAGTTGTCCGCAAGGATTACAATATCTCCTCTAAAACTTACGACCGGCTGGTGGGGGACTGTTTCTTCCTGTCCATCAACCATCCGCCGAATTCCCCTCGTGGACGGAGCGATTTTCTGACGCTGTTCGATTGGATCGATTCCCTGGAGCGCTATGGCTACAATTACCTGGAACGTGCGGAATTCCTGCTGAATTTCGTCTGGGACGTGACCCTGAACGGCATGAACCCGGATCAGATCCGGGAATGGCTCCGGGACAATCCGCCGCCCCAGCCCGGGAGCATTCGGGCCCATAATGAAAGCTGCACCTGGCAGGCCGTGGCCCCGGACATCAAGGCGACGGACAACAAGGCCGGCTTCGACATGGGGAAGTCCTTCGTCATGGGCGCGGCGGGTCGTCCGGCCTCGTGGTTCGGTGAAGGCGGGAAGGCTTATCAGACCGAGGCGGAACAGTTCGGCCAGGTCCCCATCGCCGATCTGGAACAGCGCCAGGGGTATCACCGCTTTCAGATCGAGCAGATCATCCGGTTCGTCATCGATCAGGCGGTCATCGCCGGGCGGATTTCCAAGGATAAGGCGGCGGCGGGGTTCACCGTCACCATGCCGGAGATCAGCAAGAAGGACCTGACCAGGATGGTCAACGGGATCCCGCAACTGACGGCGGCCCTGGCCATAGCGGAGCAGAACCGCTGGGTGTCGCGGGAGACGGCGACCAGGATCTTCGCCTTTGCGAGCAGGTATCTGGGCTATGAGGTGGATGCGGAGGCGGAGATCGCGGCGGCGGCGAAGCTGCCCCCTGAAGACGAAACGGACTATGACAAGTTGCTGAAAAAAGAAGAAAAGGCAACAGTTGATGAATAAGGAATCCGCCTTCAACAAGAAAATCAAGGCCCTGATCAAGGAGGCGGACCGCCTGGGAGAGCAGGCGGTTGTCCGTGCCATCCGCCTGCTGGAACAGACCCGGAAAGAAGTGGCGGCGACGGTGGCCGCTACGGAATGGCAGGCCCACAACCTGGCACAACTCAAAACCGCCGTCGAGCGGTCCTTGCAAGAGTTCGCCCGCCGGTTCGGCATGGAGATAGCAGATTCTCAAGGCCGGTTCTGGGATATGGGCGTGGAGATGGTGGATGCGCCGCTCCGGGCCGCGGGCGTCATGGCGGTAATTCCGGCGATCGATACCCAGGCCCTGGCGGCCATGCAAAATTATTCCGCACATCTGATTAACAGCCTGGGACAAGAGGCGGCGGCGAAGGTTTATAACGAAATGGCCCTGGGGATGATCGGACAGAAGACCCCCTTTGAAGTGATGGAAGCGGTGGGGAAAAATCTTAAAGATAAAGGGACTTTCCACAGCATCGCCGCGCGGGCGGAAACAATCACCCGGGTGGAGACGGGCCGCGCCCTGGCAATGGCCTCGCAAAGCAGGATGGAAGAAGCGGCCAAGGTGGTGCCGGGTCTGAAGAAGAAATGGGTTTACGGCGCCGCCCACCGGAAGATGCCGCGTTTCGCCCACATGGGGGTCGACGGCCAGGTCCGGGACGTGGATAAACCGTTCGAAGTCGCCGGCGTCGCCCTCATGTATCCCCGCGACCCGGCGGGCCCCCCGGGCCAGACGATCAACTGCCGCTGTTATTCGGCTCCGTACATGGAGGCATGGGAGGCGGCGGCGTGAAATAAGCAAAAACAAAACCCAACCCCCGAAGAAAGGAGCAACGACATGGCGAAGGAAGAAAAAAACGAATTTGGAGACAACATTTTGAAACAGGCCCGGGAGGCCTACGGGATCGACCCCCAGTATGTCCTTGCCGACCGTTATTATGCGGACACCGGCGAGGTGGTCATCGTCACCGTCGGCGGGACGAAGGTCCGTTTCAAGGCGGGAGACAAGCCGGCGAAACTGGACGAAACAGCCGTCACCGGCATTAACCCGCAGACTGCCAAGCGCAAGGTTATCGCCGGGAAGGCGAAAGAATAGCAGGAGCATGCCATGAACGAAGATGACAAGCTGATGCGTACGACAGACGGAGAGGAGACCGAGGACAATCTGAATTACGTCATGCGGCTGGTGGCGGCAAAGGACCCGGAAGGGACGGTCTGGGACGTAACGATATGCCGGCCCGGATTCACGCTGAACGGTACGTACCTTCCGGAACAAACCCTCCGTGATTCCGCAGCTTTGTTTGAGAATGCGGACGTGAATCTCTATGAGCTTCCCCAAGGGGCGACACACCTCCCCGGCCCGCTCTTCGATGTCAAGGCCCTCCTGGTTAAAAACAAGGTGGGCTGGCTGGACCAGGTCCGTTATGTCGCCGGCGAGGGTCTCCAGGGGGTGCTGCACTTCCTGGAGAGTGCCAAGTTCCTGGGGCGGAACCTCCTGGATGCCATGACGAAGGGGGCGCAGATATACGGATTGTCCTGGGATTGCCTGGTCAAGGGCGTCCCGGAGGTGATCGATGGAAAATCGGTTTTAAGGATAGACAGACTGGCCAAGGTCGATTCGGTGGATATCGTCACCCGGCCCGCCGCCGGCGGTAAATTCAACCGGGCAGTGGCTGCCATGCCGGCCCAAAACAAGGAGGAAAACATGAAAGAAAAGCTTTGGAACCTGATCAAGGAAAAGCGGCCGGACCTCCTGAACGGAAAGGATTATAATACGATTTCCGATCAGGATGTGGAAGGACTGGCCCGGATGGCGATGGAGGCGCCGCCGGCGCGGCAAGCGGACCCGCCCGATCTGAGCGGGCTGGCCACCAAGGAGGATTTGGAAATCTTCCGTTGCGGCATGGCCCTCGAAGCCGCCCTGGGCAAGAGCGAGCTGCCGGAACCGGCGAGGGAACGGATCAGAAAGACCTTCGAGGGGCGGGTGTTTCAGGCGGCGGAGCTGGACAAGGCGATCGCCGACGAGAAGGATTATCTGGCGCAGGTAAATAAGGTTCCACCGCCGGCGGGAGGTCAGGCGGCTTCGGGGATCTCCGTGGGGCTCGGAACCTTCGACCGGGCCTGCATGGCCGTGGATCGCATGTTCGGATTGACGCGGGAGGATATTACCCGCATGGCCGCCATGACGCGCCTCGATCATCAGCCGTTCTTCGGCGACATGCGCAACGTCCAGGATTATAAGGATTTCGACAGCGTTCCCCCGTTCCGAAGCCTCCGCGAGATGTACAACTATTTCACCGGCGATCTGGAGGTGAGCGGTCGTTTCAACCGTCGCGGCATGGCGGCGGAGCTTCGCAATCTCCAGGACATTAACAGCGCCACCTTCTCGTATGTCCTGGGGAATACGCTGGGGCGGCGGCTGGTGTCCCTCTATGCGGGATACAATTTCCAGGAAGACCTGCTGATTTCGGTGCGCAAGCCCGTCAAGGACTTCCGCGCCCAGGAAGCGGTGCTGGTCGGAGGATTCCCCGACCTCTCCACGGTGGATCCGGAAGCGGCGGATTACCAGGAAATCGCCGGTGTCACGGACGAGGAGTCCACCTATACGGTGGCCCAGAAGGGGAACATCCTGACGATCACCCGAAAGACCATCATCAACGACGACATCAGCGTCATCCAGCGGCTTGTCGCCGGGCTGGCCAGGGCGGCGCGGAGGACTCACGCGAAGTATGTGTGGGGATTCTTCATCAACAACGGGACCTGCTCCGACGGCACGGCCTGGTTCACCGGAGCGGGAGCGCACGGCAACCTTGGCACGACGGCCCTTTCTCACGCCCAGGCACTGGTCGCCTACAAGGCCCTGGCCAAGATGACGGAGAAGGATTCCGGCGAACGGCTGGGCCTGTTGGACGGCAGCGACGTCAAGCCGATTCTGATCGGTCCGGTGGATATCATGGAAACGATCCAGAAGATCGCCGAAGAGGAGTTCTATTATACCGCCAACGATCTGACGACGAAGGTCCCCAACCCGCTGCGGGGCAAGGTGGTCGGCAAGGTGATCAGTCTCCTCACCGATGCCAACGACTGGGGGATGCTCCTCCCGGCAAACATCGTCGACATCGTCGAGATGGGCTATCTCAACGGGCGGCAGGAGCCGGAGATGTTCGTCGCCGACACCCCCACGTCCGAGCAGGTATTGGTGGCCGACAAAATCCGGTACAAGATCCGCCATGAATATGCCGGCGCGGTCATCGACTATCGCAGCGGCTTCAAGGCGATCGTAGCGTAAATTTACGGGCGGGCGGGGGCGCTTCCGACCTCGACCCCACCCGCCCCTTTCTTCAAAGAGAACAACATAAGGAGGACAACATGAAAAGACATTTTGGAAAATACCTGCCGATCGTGGCCGTCACCGCGATTCTGGCCGTCATGGCTTCCGTCCCGGCCTTTGCGGCGGGATGGCAGGCGAAATATGAACGTTTCTCCGGCACGGCAGGGGCAACCTTGGGCGTGGGGGATGTGGTCTGCATCAGCGGCGCCGACGGCAAGGTCTATAAGGCCGACGCCGACGATGCCGCCAAGCGGCCCGCCGTGGGCGTCATCGGCAAGGGCGGCGCCGCCGGTGCCAAGGTTGAGATCATCACCCGCGGCATCATTTCGGGCATGACCGCGGCCACCTCCGGTAACCGGATCTTCCTGTCCGCCACCGCCGGCAAAACCGTCGACACGGCCCCGACCAACGCCCAGCTCCTCGGGTTCGTCTTGCCGCCGGAAACGGCGGCGGCCACGAACACGGTGTATTATATCAACGTGCAGCTTCCGGCCTCCACCGGGGCGGGATATTGATGGAACGGGCAGTAGGTGGCGAGCGGCAAACGTCAAGCAGCCGCCGGTTATTGCCGATATGGGAAAGACCCTCGTCCCTCCTTCCCCTCAAAGGGGTGGGAGGGATGGGAGGAGTGTAAATAATATGCCGATATTACTCAAATATCTGCTTCTCGCCTCCGTCCCCGGTTTGATGTTCTGCATCATCCCCGTGGAAGGCACGGCCTTCCGTTTTTCCTGGCAGATGGCGGCCTTGTGGATGGGCGCCGCCGCCTTTACAGCGCTGCTCTCCTCCTTCTGGTTCCGGTCTTTCTGGCTCTGCGCGCTCCTGGTCACGGTAATACAGGCCTGGCCGCCCAATTATGAGGCATATTTGAGCCTGTTGACAGTAGCGGTGTTCCTGTCTGCCGTAGAGGGATTCAGCCGGATCGATCCGCGGGCGACGCTGTATGCCATGCGCCTCGCCGCCTTCGTGCTGCTGGCCTGGATGTTTCTGCAGGAGACAGGGCTTGTACGGTCCTGGTTCCCGTCCCGCAACAACGCCGGACCCTTCAATCCGAACACGGGCGGTGTCTTTCTCGCTTTGTGTCTTCCCGCCTTCCTGACCAGCTGGTGGTGGGCGGCGGCGCCGCTGGTGGTTCTGGGGATCGCCTGCACCAAGTGCACCACGGCCATGCTGGCGGCGACCGCAGCCATGCTGACGTGGTGGTTCATCTCGCAGCGGGGGCCGAAATCGGCTTTGAAATCCGTACCTTTTGCCTCGCCGGCCATCCGAAAAACGGCCGTGATTTTCGTATTCCTGGCCGTCGTCATGATGCCCGTGGTCTGGTTTGCCAAGATCGACAGCCTTGGCGGCATCATGAAGGCGGATCGGTGGATCGCCTGGAAGCATGCGGCGATGTCCATGCAGACGGAAATGTACGGACGCGGCCTGGGCAGTTGGCGGGAGGTGTTCCCGCTATTGGCCTCCGGGGTGCCGGAGTTGAACACGGTGGTGCGGACACAGGACGGCAGGCAGGCGACGGAGGTATTCATGCAGGCCCATAACGAGTATGTCCAGGCGGCCTTCGAGCTCGGCATCCAGACGTTGGCCCTGATCATCGCCTATCTGCTGACAGTGTCCGGGAAGATATATGCCGCGAAGACAGGAGCGACTCCCATTCCGGCCGCCGGTCTGGTCGCCCTGGCAGTGAGCTGTGGTGGGTTTTTCACCTTCCATGTGGCGCCGACGGCCCTGTTGGGCGCGGCCTGGCTGGGTATGGTCGAGGGGCATTTCAAGGAGGCTTAAAATGGCGCTTAAAGCGAAGAAATCCGGCAGGGATGCAACCCTCGTAAGTGGGGGCAAAATGGCCGTGGCGGCGAAATGTGGGCGCCTGGCGGGGATAATTATGGCAACGGCGGCCCTCGTTGTTATCGTTGCCACTTTCAGCCGGGCCGAAGATCGCAAAACCCGGGTGATATCCTTCCTGGCGAGCGGGACCAGGACGGCGGCAACCGTCCAGACCACCGCCTTCGATGTCTCGGCATTTACGGAAGGGCAGATCTTCATCGACGTGACGGCGAAGGTGGACAACCCGACCCTCGATGTTACCATTCAGACCTCACCGGATAACAATACCTGGTATACACACACGGCAATGACGCAGATCATCAATACCGGGCAATACCGGCAGGCCATTACGAATTTCGGCAAGTATATCCGCCTGCAACATGTGGTGGGGGCGACGACGAGCATTACCTATTCGGCGACGGGGGTGTTCAAGAACTGATGAGCACGCGGCAAGACTATATAACGGCGATCGGGAATCTGGTGGGCGGCGAGGTGCCCCTGGGCGAGGCGGAGAAGATCATGGCCATAAATGCGGCGGTCAAAACTTACTCCGGCCATCGGCCACGGATCGTCGTCGAGGACGAGAACGGCAACGGCGGGTTCGATTACCCCCTCTCACTGCTGGCGGACTGGTCGGAAGGATTTTCCATAATCAAAACCATAGAGTATCCCGTGGATGACACGAGCGAAACGGCGTCTGTTCTGGAAGACGACGCCTGGCGGATCTATGAAAAGCCGACGGGCAAATATCTGCGATTTTTGGAAGACAAACCGACGGCAACGGAGGATGTCCGGATCACTTACACGGCGCTCCACATCTGCACGGATCTGACATGCACCGTTCCGGACGGCGATGAAGAGGCGGTTCAGGCCCTGGCGGCGGCCAACTTCTGCGACATGCTGGCCGCCTATTACGCCCAGACGCGGGACAGCCTCATTCAGGCCGACAGCGTGGATCACAAGAGTCAGGCCGGCGAATATGCAGCACGGGCGCGGACTTATCGCAAATATTACGACGATCATCTCGGCGTTAAGGGCGGTCCGATCCCGGCCAGCGTGACGCGGGACCAGGATATAAACGGCAGTTGGGGAGCCGATCGGATGACCCACGGGAGAAGGTATAGGTAAGGAGCGGTTATTGTCGGTCAAATCCGAAAAGAGTCGGTCAAATCCGAAAAGAGTCGGTTGAATGAGGCTTGAATGGAACTGAAAATCGCCGCCGATTTGAGCGGGGCGGAAAAACTGATGCAGAGGTTTCCGGAGGCGGCCCGGGCGGTGCAGATCTCCCGGATCACCGAGGCCCTCCTTTTGGCCGAAGGGGCGATCAAGGAGAAGACCCCAGTCGGCGCCGGACCGACGCATCTGCGGGACACGATCTTTCACAAGGTCCAGGGTTACGGGACGCCGATCTGGGGTCTGGTCTCCACCCCGGCGAAGTACGGTGAACCGGTGGAGCTCGGGACGCGGCCCCACTTTCCGCCCGTGGCGCCGATTCAACACTGGGTGGAAAAGAAGCTGGGCTACAGCGGTAAGGAGGCGAAATCCATCGCATATCTCATTGCGCGGTCGATATGGAGGCGGGGAACGAAAGGCCAAAAGATGTTCTCCCGGAGTTTCCGTGACCTGGAAAGCCGGATCGTCGGGATCCTGAACAGAATCCCCGACGACATCGTGGCAAAGCTGAAAACGCAATAAAAGAGCGGAGGACGAAGTTTTATCACCGATCCCCGCATAAGGACGGTCAATGGCGGTATTGGACGACATCAGAGAGCAAATCAAGGTCATCCTCCAGGGAGTGCCGGGGATCGGCGTCGTGCACGATTATTACCGGTGGGCGACGGATGAACGCAAGCTCCTCAGTCTCCTGCAGGATGCCGACGGTCGGATCAACGCCGTCATGTTTCGCCGGGAGAAGATGGTTAAGCGCAAGATCACCATTGGTACGGGGCCGTTGGAACGCGCCCATGTTTGGCTGATATGCTGTATCGAGGGGCTGAAGGACGATCAGGCAACGGGTTTATCCTTCGATTCACAGTTGGCAGGCATTGAGGAGGCTTTTGAAAGAAAGGACAATCTTAACGGCGTCTGTCTGACCATCAACCCGGATTGGGGCCCGATGGCCGGAGCGGCGGGAGTGCAGATCGATCTGAGCGAAGACCGTCAAATCGGCGGTATCTTGTGTCATTACGCGGAAATGCGACTCTGCACCGTGGAAAGAAACGAACGATAAAGGAGGATTTATGAAGAAACTCTA